CATGGGCTAACGCAGCGTTTACAGCAGGTTCTTTTGCTACCTTAACAGGCGTTGAAACCCTGACAAACAAGACCATTACCTTTGCTGACAACACTCTAACCAATGTTGCAAGCATTAACACAGCACAGACCTTTACAGGAACTAAGACCTTTACAGGTACTTCTTCTGCTACTGCCATTGTACTAAACGATGCAGCAGAGGTAGCAACAGTATCAGCAACAGCGGCTACTGGAACGATTAACTACGACATTACCACTCAGTCAGTCTTGTACTACACAAGTAACGCAAGTGCTAACTGGACAGTTAACTTCAGAGGCTCTAGCGGTACATCCTTGAATACTTTGATGACTACAGGTCAATCAATGACTGTGGCTTTCTTAGTCACTCAAGGCTCTACTGCTTATTACAACTCTGCTGTTCAAGTGGATGGCACGACTTCTGGAGTCACTACTAGGTGGCTAGGTGGTGCGCCTACTGCGGGTAATGCTAGTGGCATCGATTCCATAAGGTATCTCATAATTAAAACGGGAAGTGCGACTTTCACTATCCTTGCATCAGTAACACAATTTAAGGCTTAACACTATGCCATTACAAGCAACAAGTGGTGCGGCTTCTTATGATGCCTTTGGTGGTGGCGTAGCTGCTGTTCCTAACTACATTGAAGACGTATTCAGCACTTGGCTATATTCTGGGACAGGGGCATCCCAGACCATTACCAATGGCATTGACTTATCTACCAAGGGTGGATTGACTTGGATTAAAGCAAGAACGCAACCATCATTTGCTTCTAATAACACGTTGTTTGATACCATCCGTGGAACTGGAAAACAAATATATTCTGACCTTACATCAGCCCAAGCTACTGACAATACATCCCTTACAGCATTTAATGCAACTGGGTTTACTCTTGGTACTGACAGTACTGGAACAGTTAATTATTCTGGGCATACGTTTGCCTCATGGACATTCCGCAAGCAACCAAAGTTCTTTGATGTTGTGACTTATACGGGGAATGGCGTTGATGACAGACAGATTGCACATTCATTGGGGTCAAAACCTGGGTGCGTAATCATTAAACGCACTGATACAACAGGTGATTGGGTGGTAAGTCACAATTATGATTTTGGCAATGTTTTATTTTTAAACACAACTGCTGCAGCAATTGCAAACCCTGCATCTAACGGATATTTTGGTTACCCTGCTGACCCGCTTGAGTCAACTTATTTTACACTTGGCACAAACGCAGCAACAAACGCAAATGGCGGCACTTATGTGGCGTATATCTTCGCCCATAACGCAGGAGGCTTTGGCCTAACTGGTACAGACAATGTAATTTCGTGTGGGAGTGCAACTGTTTCAGCAGCAAGTAGCGTTACAGTAAACCTTGGGTATGAGCCACAATTTGTATTAATAAAACCTACTACTTTTTCAAGTACTTGGTGGATTGCAGACAATATGCGTGGTATGAGTAATGGTGCTTCAGCACTTTTGAGAGCAAACACTTCTGGTGCGGAATATAGCGATGGAACTCCTTATATAACACCAACCGCAACTGGTTTTGTAATAGACCCTAATTTGTATGGGTCAGATGCAACAGTCATCTACATAGCCATTCGTAGAGGCCCGATGAAAGTGCCTACGAGTGGGACTAGTGTGTTTGAGCCTGTAGCTTATACAGGAACTGGGACAAACAACCGAATTATCACTTCTTCTATTACGCCTGATTCTGTTATTCCAGCTTACAGAAATACAACAGGGTCAAAATATTGGTATGACAGATTGCGTGGCAATGGCACTTATTTAATTACCACAGGAACAAACGCTGAAGGAACTGATGGCGCAGTATATGGCCCCCAGTTTAATAAAGTTCAGACAGGCTACCAACAAGGTACATCAGACTCAGGATTTTTAAATAACAGTTCTTACACCTACATTAACTATCTGCTGAGACGTGCCCCATCCGTATTTGATGAGGTTTGTTATACAGGGACGGGAAGTGCTACTACGTTTACACATAACCTTGGTGTAGTGCCTGAGTTGATGATTGTGAAAACTAGAACTGAATCGGGGAGAGGTTGGGCAGTTTATGCCGCTCCGCTTGGCGCAACAAAATGGTTGCGGTTAGAACTTACTAATGCTGAAGCTACTGCTTCAACTTTATGGAATAACACAGCCCCAACGTCATCAGTATTTACTGTTGGAACTTCTGCTTGGACAAATAATAATACTCAATCATTTGTTAATTACTTATTTGCAACCTGCGCAGGTGTTTCGAAAGTGTTTTCATACACAGGCAATGGCTCATCACAGACAATCAACTGTGGCTTCACAGGTGGTGCTAGGTTTGTTTTAATCAAACGTACTGACTCAACTGGTGATTGGTATGTATGGGATTCTGCTAGGGGTATCGTGTCAGGTAATGACCCACACCTTAGCCTTAACACAACAGCCGCTGAAGTAACTTCAGATGACACGATTGACACAGACTCAACTGGCTTTGTAGTTAACCAAGTTTCAGCAACGGATGTGAATGTATCTTCTGCAACCTATATAGGGCTTGCCATAGCTTAAGGAAACAAAATGCAAATCAGAATCAGAATAACAGGCGCAGTCATGTACGAAGCAGAATTTCGTGCATACACAAAAGCCAATGGAGGCCCATCATGGGATACAACAACAACTGAAGTCTTGGAGGCTTTGGGTGCTGATGTAGTCTTTGAAGGCCCACAAGCTACTGGTGGAACTGTTTACCAATACTCACAAGCCAATGGTGTTGAGCAAGTTGATGGTAAGTGGTACACCAAGTACATCCTTGGCCCTGTCTTCATTGACCAAGTTGTAGATGGTGTAACTACTACTGCTGCTGAACAAGAAGTGGCTTACAAGGCTTCTAAGGATGCTGAACAGGCTAAGAGTGTTCGTGCTTCAAGGGATGAGAAACTGAAAGACTGTGATTGGACACAAGTAGCGGATGCTCCTGTTGACAAAGCAGTATGGGCTACCTATCGTCAAGCCTTGCGTGATGTAACTACGCAAACAGGTTTCCCTTGGACTATTACATGGCCTGATGCGCCATGACCGATGTAAGCCATGAGCAAATCTATGAGCGTCTATTAGCTGTTGAGGCTAAAGTAGATGAGATAGATAAGAACACTAAAGACCTTGTGGAAGCTATTGACGCTGCCAAGGGTGCTGTAAAGGTTCTTAACTGGATAGCATCTATTGCACAACCAGTTTTGTGGATTGGTGGGTTAGTCATTGCTGCTGGTGCTGTCTGGCAGACTTGGATTAAAAAATGAAAGATTGGGCTTTAGCTTTCACGAGCGCAGCCCTTTTTTGTATTACTGTCATTTGGTGTGTCTACATTATTGTGTGGGCATGGTATTAGCTTTTTTGTTGGCTGTAACTATTGAGTACAGATGTGTTAAGTGGGTTTGGGTTGGCGATGTGTACAACCGAAAAGTCTACTGTATTGAATGGAAGAAGGTAGATAGAAAATGATTCCCATAGACCCAATGACAGCCCTAGCGGGGATTCAATCCGCTATCAGCATGGTCAAGAAGGCAGCAAATGTTGCCCAAGACTTAGGCTCACTTGCGCCCATGATTGGTAAGCTATTTGACGCTAAGTCTGTAGCTACAAAAGCAATGCTTCAAGCCAAGCAGTCTGGCAAAGGCTCGAACATGGGGACTGCCCTCCAGATTGAGATGGCACTAGAGCAAGCCAGAGCGTTTGAAGAAGAACTAAAAATGCTCTTTATGCAGACAGGCAAGATTGATGTCTGGAACAAGATTAAGGCTCGTCAAGCAGAGATGGACTTGGCAGATGCGAAAGAGATTAGTGCTTTAAAGAGAGCAGAGAAAGAAGCCAAAGAGAAAGAGCAAGAACAGCTAGAGATTGGCTTGGCAATAGGTGGAATCTGCTTTGTATTGTTTTTAGTCTTTGTTGGCGTAAATGAGATGATGGAATTCTGTGCGACTACTCGTAGATGTGGCAGATGAATGAGTACCAAAAGACTTTTGACTTGTGCTTAAAGATATTCGTTTACGGAGTAGTGGCACTTTATTTCTTGGGTTTTCTGAAGTTCTTACCTGATGACTTGTCAGACAGAATTGTCAATCTCTTACTTGGAAGGATTGGTTTAGGCAAATGAGAATTACCACTTACCAACAAAATGCTCAGATGTTGTCAGATGCTCACAGAGTAATTCACCAACAGAATATGAAGCGTTTGGCAGAGTTAAACCAACAGGCTCAACAACAACAGAAAGTCCAAGAGATTAAAACTCAATGGGCTAAAGTGGATGTAAAAGTATGAAATATTTGATTATTTTTATAGCACTTATGCTATCGGGATGTGAAGACAGGTATCGGTATAAATGCCAGAATCCTGACCACTTCCATGCCGATGAATGTCAAAAGCCTAAGTGCTTGTTTACTCAGATGTGTCCAGAATACTTAGTAGCACCAATATTGGAGAAAAAAATCAATGATATCCAGCCAGAAGCCAAACCTAACAACTGAAGAATTTGAAGTTAGGGTGTGGGGTTTTGTGGTCATTGTGGTGACCTGTATCCTGTGCTTTATTGTTATTGCTTTGCTCTACTCTGTGACATTCGTAACACAGCCTATCAAAAGCATGGCCCCGATTGACATGGCCTACACCAAGATGTTAAACGACATTGTTCTGCTAATCGTTGGCGGTATTGGTGGAGTAATGACTAAGAGGGCTGCTGGCGCAGTCTCCAGAGCGTTCAATCCTCCGACACAGCCAATGTGTCAGCCAATGGGTTATGGAGGCTCTATGGGCGGTTTTAACTCGTCCTATGCCCCTCCGCAATCTGCGTATGGTTTGCCTAGTCAACCTTTTGGTGCTATGCCAGTTTGGAAGAATCCAGACTTAGATGAATCGTGGACTCCTCCTCCTCCTCCGACTACGCCTCCAGAGCATCTTGAGGATGACCAAGAGCGTGAAGAAATAGCACAAGCTAGAAAAGAGGCTGACTAATGTTACCTATTCCACTTCCTTGGTTAATCGTAGGTGTTTTGGTATCTCTCTTTGGTACATACCGAGTAGGACACCACTATGGATGGCTAGAACGTGATAACGACATGAAGATAGCCATTGCCAAAAAGAACGAGGAGGCTCGTCAGATAGAGCAAAACATGAGCGAGAAACTTAACCAACAATCTGTGAAATTACAGGAGGCTACCAATGCTATCAATCAAAAGACTACTGCCCTTGCTGTCGCTAATCGTGCTGGCAAGTTGCGCCTCTGCCCCTCAAGTAACGTACAAACCCCCACAAATACCGCCTCTGCCAGCGCAGATTCAAAAGCAACCAGTCAACCTGACAGACCGACTGACACAGCTTCTGATGCCGAAAGAGCAACCATCGATGCCATTGCAGAAATAGTAGCCCAAGGTGATAAGAATACTGCTGCACTCAATGCTTGTGTGGACTCGTATAACCAGATGAGAGATTTGATAAATGGTAACAAGTGAACACCTAAAAAAGATGCACATTGACCCTGTGTGGGTTGACGCACTTAACGAAACTTTCCAGCGTTTCGATATATCTACACCTGTTAGACAAGCATCATTTATTGGGCAATGTGGACATGAGTGCGCTAACTTTAAGGTCTTGGAAGAAAACCTAAACTATCGTGCTGAAACCCTAATGAAGCTATGGAAGTCTAGGTTTCCAACAATTGAGATAGCTAACGAATACGCTAGGAATCCCAAGAAGATTGCTAACAAAGTCTATTCTTCTAGGATGGGCAACAGGGATGAAGCGTCTGGGGATGGGTATCGTTTCCGAGGCAGAGGATGTATCCAGTTGACAGGTCATGCAAACTATTTTCACGCAGGTCAGGCTTGTGGTGAGGACTTTGTAATGCAACCAGACCTAGTGGCTACCCCTAAGTATGCTGCTATGACTGCTGGCTGGTTCTGGAACACCCACAAGATAAATCAGTTTGCTGATAGACAAGATTTCACACTAATGACAAAAAAGATTAACGGAGGCACGATAGGATTGGATGACAGGATAAAGCATATCAATCATGCCTTGGACATATTAAATGGCTAACATACCAACCCAACAAGATGCAGAACTGTTTGCACAAAGCGTCAAAAAATGGCAACAGGTGCTAAGTCTTGGGGATTGGAGAATTGAAAAAGGCATGAAGCCAGCCAAGGAAGCTATGGCTTCTGTGGAGTTTAATCAAGCTGCTAGATTGGCTACTTATCGACTTGGTGACTTTGGTGCTGAGAAGATAACACCTGAGAGCATAGATAAAACTGCACTTCACGAGTTACTTCATGTTTTCTTACATGACTTAATGTGTACAGCCACAGACCCTAAATCGTCAGATGAGGAAATAGAAATGCAAGAGCATAGGGTTATTAACTTGCTAGAAAACTTACTCTCTAAGGATTCCAATGGGCGCACATAACGAGACTTGTAGTGACACCGAGTTTATCCAACTGTGGGGTCAACTTCAGTCTGCAACAAAAATGGCTGAACATCTAGGTATCAACACCAGAGCAGCCCATTTGCGTAGAAGGTGGATTGAAAAAGAATACAACATGACCCTCAATGCTAAAGACCATAGAGGTGATTTGTATAACAAAAATAGACCTAAATCCTTTTCTCCTTTAAAGCAAATAAACCTTGGCATACTGGACGGAACAGTTATTGTGTTCTCAGATGCCCACTTTATTCCTAGTCAGCGTACAACAGCGTTTAAAGGGCTTCTATGGGCTATCCAAGAGTTCAAACCCAAGGCGGTGATATGTAACGGAGATGCTTTTGATGGGGCTTCTATCTCTCGCCATGACGTTACTGACCAACCACAAACTTCTGTCATCCAAGAGTTAAAAGCTACGCAAGGTGCGTTGGGTGAGATTGAAGAAGTAGCTAAAGCAGCCAGACACAATGTAAAGCTAGTGTTTACATGGGGCAACCACGATATTAGGTTTGGCAATAGATTAGCCCAACACGCACCCCAATTTAAGGAAGTTCAGGGCTTTAAGTTGACAGACCATATCCCAGATTGGGACTTCTGTTGGGCAGTATGGCCTACTGAGGATGTGATTATCAAACACCGATACAAAGGTGGTGTTCACGCTACTCACAACAATACTGTGAACGCTGGTGTGTCAATCGTTACTGGACACTTGCACTCTTTGAAGGTTACTCCGTTTAACGACTATAACGGAATTAGGTATGGTGTAGATACAGGGACTTTGGCTGAGACTGATGGCCCACAATTTACCTATGCCGAGATAAACCCAAGCAATCACAGAAGTGGATTTGCTGTGCTGAACTTCTTTAACGGACAACTCTTGTGGCCTGAGTTAGTCCATAAGTTTGACGAAGACCAGATTCAATTTAGGGGCGAAGTCATTGATGTAGGTGCATTTTGAGTGCATGGCTCATCATTCTGACAGGGGCAATCTACGCCTATATCGCTGCTGAACAACTAATGAAAGGTAACCCAAGCATGGCTGTCGTGTACGCAGGTTATGCGTTTTCAAACGTGGGTCTTTACCTGTTGGCTAAGTAGCATCTCGTTGGAAGACTCCGTTAGGCAATAGTATGCCCCTACGATTCTTGATTTGGTCGTATGCAACTTCCATACAGTCTACCAGATGTATATCCTGTAAAGCGCAGTAGTTAATAAGACAGACCATGACATCACCAACAGCGTCAATAACAGCTTCCTTGTCGTGTTTAATCGTAGCATCTGCTAATTCTCCCATCTCTGACATTGCTTTAAGAAGCTGAACTTCTGGGGTGCTGTTAGGAATAATCTTTCTGGCTTCTGACCATTGGATTATTTTCATCTCTATATTTGCGTATGACATTTCCATTCCCTTTCATTTCTACCTGAGTTTGATTTAACTGTTTTACCTGTAAGTTCAATAAGATTCATTCTTTGTAATTCATGTAAACGTCTAGCAACCTGCATATTTTCTAAATTAGTCAATGCTGCTATGCCATCTTTACCAAGCGCACCATGAGTTTTTAGACAATCTAAAATTACATCATAGTGTTTAGGTGCTATATCTTTTATTGAATCTGCTGCCTCAAAAGAAGTTACAGGGTCTGTGCTTCTAACTCGTGGGAAGTCAGGAAACACTCTGTCAAAATATTTCTTATAGTCCATTACTTTCTCCTTTAGGTGGGGGTACTAACTGCTCGTCCGCAAGCTAGAAAAGCCTTTGCACAGCGTTCCCCCCGTTAACATTAAATTTTAAAAAGGCGCATCTTCAAAGTCATCTTTTAGTGAACGCTTTGTAGGCTGCTTAACTTCTTTTTGGTCTTTAGCTTTTATAGATAAAGACATGAATTTAGCACCATCCTTGCTTTCTTTTAACCATGCGCTAATCCAAAAATCTACACCCTCTACATTGAGTGAGCCTTTGTAATGAGGAAACTTCTCGTCATCTCTGCGCTCATTCTTAAATAACGCGCCACGATTTTCATTGTTATATTCCATGATTAACCTTTCGCATTTTTCAATGCACTTCTTACTTTACTAGGAAGCAATGTCCATAGAGCAATCTTTTGTTCGCTGTCTAAGTTCTCTGCTTCCAACTTCACCCAAGCTGTCTTAGGTTCTTCTTTCTCACAGATAGCAATTAACTCTATTGCTAACTCTCTGAGATAATTCTGTTCATCTTCTGGGATGCTATCCATTGCGCCTTGTGTGGGCGTAATGATAATCTTTTCTGGCTGCGCTTCTTCTTCTGGCAAATCTTCACCAGCGTAGATGTACAGAGAAAGCCCATGCAAGCTAAGTGCTTTGGTCATGCAGCGCATGATTGCTGTGTTAACCGCAAACGCATCACACTCAACCCGATACTCTTTGCCATACTTAGAGACTGCTGTATAGCCTTTAAGTGGGATTGCTTTGTTGCCCGAATCCATCACAGGTAACTGGCAAGTCATAGGCTTGTCAAACATGGTAACTGTCACCCAGACCATTGCTGTGCCATTGATTTCCATGTAGCATTTGCCATCAAACATCTCTACCTTGAAGGTAGCTTTGGGGTCTGCTTTGAGTGCTTCTGCCCATGCCCAAGCCCATGACAGGTAGGATAGACCATTCTTCTTTTCAATATGCTCATTGACGTTAGTCTTGAGTAGTGCTTCTATTGACATTTTATTTTCCTTTACTTAAATATTCTTCAATCATTGCTTCTTTGTCATCATCGTATAAATCCTCAAAAGGTACGAAGTGGCTTTCTTGGCAGCAGGTGTATTTGTCGCCCTTGGGTTCTGTACAGTAACAGCAGTAGTCATCATGCGACAAGTCTTTGATTGCGTCTTGTCTAGTCATTGGATTCTTTCTACATTCTTTGCCAACAACCATTTGTCTCCTAACTTCAAGACTGACCTGACCCACTTGCGTTGGTTATACTGGTTGACTCCTTGTGGAACTTCTTTGTTGTTATAAAGTTTTCTTGCTTTGCGTCTTAGTTGTTCTGTGTTCATTAGCCTCTCCATGCCAGTAGTACACCAATACCGCCAAAGATAACGATGGCTAACACACATTCAACTAGCGTCTGAATAATCTTGCTTTTCATTTGGTTCTCCTTTAATTGGGGGACTAAGCCCCCTGTTGATTTAGTTTGCAACTCGTAAAACACCTGTGCGTCCAGTTCCTTTTAAGAACTTAATCATTTCAGCAAGCAACTCTTGTTTAGAACTTGCATAAAACTCAATTGGTGTATTTTTAATTTCAGCAATGTTGGTGTTAATATTTACACCATCAATTTCACCAATGAAGCAACGCTTGTCTTGGTAAACATATGCTTTATAAACTTGTGTCATCTTGATTTCCTTAATTACCCATTTGCGTTTTGCTGTGGGCTGATGCAAGTATAGCAAACTAAACAAGCAGGTCAACAATTATTTACTAAGTATTTTCCCTAGTGTTGTATTTTGTTAACTTTGCTATACTGGAGGGATGGACAAACAAAAAGCTATCACACTTGCTGGCTCACAGAGTGAGCTTGCTAGAATACTCGGCATAAAAAGGGCTGCGGTCTGGCATTGGAAAGCCATCCCCCCATTACGCATTTATCAACTAAAAGAACTCAGACCAGAGTGGTTCAAATGACACAAGAAGCAGTTATCAGAGCATTACAAAACGGCCCACTTACATCCTACCAACTAGAGGATTTAACAGGCATACCAAGACTATCTATTGCAGCTTGTTGCACAAAAATGAGTTATAAGAAGAAATTAAAAATTGGAAAAATTAAGTTAGGACGCTCTTGGGTTTCTCAATACACCCTAGCACCACACATGATTGAGGCTGAAAAGGCTGCCAATGATGAGCCTTACGACAAGCTAAACCCTTTCGACATTCGTAATGCCAGAGGTATCTTTTCTAAGGCTGAATATGCGGTAATGAACGCACAAGCTGTTAGGCTACTTGGCAGACAACCAACAAATGAAATTACTAATAATCAATTTATCTAGTACAATGTTTTGAAACACGGCTAGGTACGAAGTCATGAGCGTACCGAAAAGAGAAGTCTCCCCTCCTGCCGCAGTTTCTTTCTAGGGAGAATTGGAACATGAGACTACTATGCACTACTACAAGTTCAATATTGCCGACTATCGGAAAGACACAGGTCATCTTTCTACAATAGAACACGGCATTTATCGCCAGTTAATTGACTGGTATTACCTTGATGAACAACCAATTCCAGAGGAAACCCAAATGGTTATCAGGCGGTTACGTTTGGGTTCTGATGAGGTTATGTTTCTTCAAAATGTGTTGTCAGATTTCTTTGTTTTAGGCAAAAAAGGATACGAGCACAAGCGCATTGAAGTAGAAATTCAAGATTATCAAGAGCAAGTAGAGAAAAACAAGAACAATGGGAAGCTAGGTGGTAGGCCAAAGAAAACCCAAGTGGTTATTGATGGGTTGCCAGATGAAAGCCAAAATAACCCTAACCATAAACCATTAACCATTAACCATAAACCAATAGAGAAGAAGACACTCGGCAAACGCCTCGCTTCTGATTTTAGTTTTCCAAAAGAATGGGAAGAATTCTGTCAAACAGAACGCCCAGAACTTAGCCCTGTTAAAACCTTTGACCAGTTTAAGGATTACTGGATAGCCCAAGCAGGTCAGAAGGGTGTGAAGCTGGATTGGTTTGCTACTTGGCGTAATTGGGTGAGAAGCACTAATGCACCAAAGCAAAACCCTGCCGACATTGTGAGGCTCACAGTTCCGAGCAGAAATGAGCCTGACCCTGCTTTAGAAAAAATTAAAGCTGATGCGAAAAAGGCTGCACCATTGCCAGACCATATTCGTCAGA